TAAGTGAAATAGATTTACAATCTTTTTATGATGCTTCATTAATTTGTGAAACACAAGTAACTCCATATTCAGGTGGTAGTGATATAAATATTTTTGATATTAATACTGCATTAGATACTTCAAAACCAATCATAGATAATGTAAGAGAGTTCTTAAAAGGTTGTAGAGGTTACTTACCTTACAATGCTGGTAAATATAATTTAATTATTGAAACAACAGGAAGTGCATCAATTACTTTAACAGAAGATAATATTATAGGTGGTTATTCATTATCTACTCCAACAAAGAATGATAGATATAATAGAGTTATAGTTGGATATGTGAACCCAGATCGTAATTTCCAAGTTGATGAAGTACAGTTTCCACCTATTGATGATAGTGGATTACCAAGTGCAGATCAACACGCAACTATGAAAGCAGAAGATGGTGGTTTTTTATTAGAGGGTAGATTTAATTTCACAACGATAACTTCGCAATATCAAGCAGAAGAAATGGCAGAGGTAATACTTAGAAGAAGTAGAGAAGCATTATCTTTAGGTATTAGTGTTGATTTTAATGGTTATGATTTAGCCATAGGAGATATAGTTAATATCACACATTCTTCTTTAGGATTCTCTGCTAAACCTTTTAGAGTTATTGGAATTACTTTTAATCAAGATTTAACAGTAGGATTATCGCTTGTTGAATATCAGGCTAGTCATTATACTTGGGCAACTAAAACACAAGCAACAACAGTACCAACAACTAACTTACCTAATCCATTTACTATCCAGCCACCAGCAAGTGTAACATTAGATGATGAATTAATTGAATACAATGATGGTACTGTTATAGTGGCTTTAAATGTAACTATTGGTGCTTCTGCTGATAGCTTTGTTGATTATTACCAAGTAGAATACAAATTAAGTACAGATTCAGATTTTATTATTTATGCACAAGGTTCAGGATTAAATCACAGAGTTTTAAATGTAATCGACCAAAAAGTTTATGATGTAAGAGTTAAAGCTGTTAATAGTTTTGGTGTTAGTTCAACTTATACATCTGCACAAAGAACAATTATAGGTGCAATAGAACCACCTAGTGATGTAGAAGATTTTTCATGTAATATTGTAGGACAAGAGGCTCATTTAGGTTGGACACAAATACCAGATTTAGATTTGGCATATTATAGTTTAAGATTTAGTAAAGAAACTGATGGAAGTGCAACTTGGTCTAATTCTGTTGCATTAGTAGAAAAAATATCACGACCAGCAACTTCAATATCTGTACCAGCTAGACAAGGAACTTATTTAATCAAAGCTGTAGATAAACTTGGCAACTTTAGTTCTAATGCAACTGCTATTATTTCAAATGTTACTTCTGTTTTAAAATTTAATGCAGTAGCAACACAATCAGAACACCCAGATTTTGATGGTACTAAAACTAATGTTATTGTAGATAGCAATACTTTAAGATTAGATTCTTCTGAATTATTTGATTCTGCTACTGGAGATTTTGATGATGAAGCAACTAGATTTTTTGATTCTGGTGTGGCTAATGCAGATTTTTTTGCAAGTGGTAATTATGAATTTTCAGATGTTATTGATATAGGTGCTAAACATACTGCTAGAATTACTGCTACTTTATCACAGGCTTCTGATAACCCTGATGACTTATTTGATAATAGAACAGGATTATTTGATTCTGCTTCTTCCAACTTTGATGGAGATACACCAGCTAATGCAAATGCACATTTAGAAATAGCAACAAGTGATGATAATGTAACTTATACTGCTTTTCAATCATTTGTAATTGGAGATTACACAGCTAGATATTTTAAATTTAGAGTTGTTTTAATTTCAAGAGATTTAGCTTCTACTCCTGTTGTATCAGAAGTAACAGTTACAATAGATATGCCTGATAGAATATTTAGTGGTAATGATATAGTTTCTGGTGCTGGAACTAAAACTGTAACATTTACAAACCCATTCAAATCTGTTAATTATGCTATAGGAATTACAGGAGAAGATATGGCTACAGGCGATTTCTTCATTGTAGAAAATAAAGCAATAGATTCATTTGATGTAACATTTAAAAATTCAGGTGGTACAGCAGTAAGTCGAACTTTTGATTTTATTGCAAAAGGATTTTAAAAGGAGTATAAGAACATTATGGCACAAGGCGATTATTTAATTCAAAACCAATCTTTTCCAACTTTTAGAAGTGATTTAAACTCTACTTTAGAAGCTATTAATACATCTAATTCAGGAACATCAAGACCAAGTTCTGCTGTTGCTGGAACAATTTGGCTAGATACTACATCAGCAACTACACCTACTTTAAAATTTTATGATGGCTCAGATGATATATCTTTAGCAACATTAGACTACACAGCTAACACAGTTAATTGGTTAGATAGTACAGTTGTCTTTGATATTGTGGGAGATACAACTCCACAACTAGGTGGAGATTTAGATGTTAATGGAAATTCTTTAGTTTCAACATCAAATGGAAATATTACATTTACACCTAATGGGTCAGGAAAAGTAGTTGTTAGTGGTTTATCTTATCCAACAGCAGATGGTTCGGCAGATCAAGTTTTAAAAACAGATGGTGCTGGTAACTTATCTTTCGGAGATGTTAGTGCTGGTGGAATGTATAAAAATTTAATAATTAATGGAGATATGAGCTTGGCTCAAAGAGGAACTTCAAGTTCTGGAATTACTTCTGGAGGTGTTTATTATACAGTAGATAGATGGGAAACTGAATTAACAACACTTGGAACTTGGACACAATCACAATCAACTGATGTACCTAGTGGTCAAGGTTTTGCAAAATCCTTAAAAATGGATTGCACAACAGCAGATGCTTCACCAGCATCAGGAGATAGATTATATGTAAGAACTTTATTTGAAGGTCAAAATTTACAATATTTAAAAAAAGGAACTGCTAATGCTGAAAGTTTAACTTTATCTTTTTGGGTTAAGTCTAATAAAACTGGAACTTATGCTACTTATTTATACGATCAAGATAATGCTAGATCAATTTCAAAAACTTATACAATAGATACTGCTAATACTTGGGAAAAGAAAACTTTAACTTTTGCTGGAGATACAACAGGTGCATTTGATAATGATAATGCTTTAAGTTTACAAGTTAATTTCTTTTTAGGTGGAGGTTCAGATTGGACTTCTGGTACTTTAAATACTTCTTGGAATAGCTGGACACAAGCTAATTCAGCAGTAGGTCAAGTCAACCTTGCAGATAGCACAGCTAACGAATGGTACATTACAGGAGTACAATTAGAAGCTGGAACAACTGCATCTGATTTTGAGTTCTTGCCTTTTGATGTGAATAAAAATAGATGTTTAAGATACTTTGCAAAATTTGAAGCTAGTAGTGGTAAAAATTATGGTTTAGGAATAACCAATAATGATAATCTAAACGCAACTGTTACAATTCCTTTTAACGTAGAAATGAGAACATCACCTACTTCATTAACTCAAACAGGTACAGCATCAGATTATAGACTAAGAACATATTTATCTGACACTTGTACAAGTGTACCATATCTTAATGTTGCAACTTTATTTAATATTGAAGTAGGATTTATAAATAGTGGTCATGGTTTTGGAAATGGAGTTATTGTTAGAGGTCAAGGAAATTCATCAAGTTCATTTATAGGAGTAGATGCAGAATTATGATTACTTTAAGATACGAATATTTAATTACAAACGAAAATAATAAAAGAATTTACGCAAAAATAAGTTCTGATGGAAACTCTTATTCTTCTTGCTCTGAAGATAATGAAGAATTTAAGGAGTGGAAAGAGAATGGTGGAACAGTAATAGATAATGGAGGTGGAGAGTAATGGCAATAATAACTTTAAATAATAATTCTTTATCTAGTGTTTCAGCATTACATACATCAGCTCAAGGATTTTTAATGGCTTATAATAGTAGTTCAGCATTTAATCAAGGATATGGCTACTACTATGGGTGGACAGCAGATTGTGAGTTATAATTATGATTAGAAAAGAAGATATAGAACAAGTAAAAAAATTATATTTTAATAGTGTTTGGACAAATGAATATGCTGTTACTTATGATAATGGAAAATTAAGTACAGTACCACACAACGAAGCAAACACAGATTACCAAGCTATCCAAGAATGGATAGAAGATGGTGGAGTAGTTATTGATAATCCACCAGAATAATTTAATTATTTAAAATGAAACTTTCTAAACATTTTACATTAGAAGAATTTGAAAAATCACAAACTGCTACAA